TTTGCTGCTGACATAAGACAAGCAGAAAAAGAAGCTGAGAGTCCCGGTGTATTCAAAAAGTTATTTGATGGTAACACCGTAGAGCAACAGGCACTCAACAGTGTCATAGCTAAGAAAAAGCTAGAGGAACAGGAGAAGCAGATACGAGAACTCATTGTGTGGTCATACGGCGTCGAAACGTACCAAGAGATGATAATGTTGAGACGTAAGATTAAAGCACAACGAGAAGAGGTAATATATAAGCAACGCAAGAGGCAACGTATGGTACTAGATAGTTTCTTGTTGTCTATCGCCGCTGCTGTAACAGCCGGTATCATCTACGGTACAGTAGTAATTATTAAGGGTGTATGAGGATGGCAGATCAAGGTATGAAAGAGGTAATGGATACGGTTTCTGTAGCAACTGGTGTTGGTGCCTTGGCTGGCGTACTGCCTTCCTTAGCTGCGTTGTTGACACTCGTGTGGACAGGCATACGCATCTGGGAAACAGATACGGTGCAAGGCTGGCGTAACAGAGGAAAACAATAGTGTGGCAAGCACTCATTAGTCCTATTGCTGGACTTGCTAAGACTTGGATGAGCAATCGTCACGAGCAATCACAAGCTAAACATGTAGCTAAGATGCAAGTAATACAGAACACAGCATCTTGGGAACAACACATGGCACAGGCTAGTGCTAACTCGTGGAAAGACGAGTGGTTCACAGTAGTCCTGAGTGCGCCTGTGATAGCTATTATGTGGGGCGTAGGTATGAACGATCTTGATATCATTGGTCGCGTAGGTGTGGCCTTTGCAGAACTAGGGAAGCTACCTGAGTGGTATCAATATCTTTTGTACGTTGCAGTCACAGCCAGCTTTGGTATACGTGGTGCTGACAAGCTGCTCGCGTTGAAAGGGAAGAAAGACTGATGGCTAGAGAAATAACAGACGAGTACGGTAACACTATTGTTATTCCTGACCCCTTTATAAATCTTCAAGGTGATAATGCCTTTAAAACAACAACTTTTGGTCCCGGTTTTGACGGAGAAGACACTGACGACTTTAATGTTATTGACCTACTTAACCAATACATCAACGCTGGTTTTAACACTACTGGTCCTCAAGGAACGTCTAATCCAGAATACAAAACACTACAGGCATATCTTAGACAGGTCTATGGTGATCTTCCAGAAGGTGCTGTTGATTGGGCGTCAGGCGATTTAAACGGTGACGGAGTAAACGAGCTTTACGCTGTTGATGCTGACGGTAATCCGCATACTGTTTACGGGTACGATGACAATAACGAAGTTGAGTCAACAGCCTACACCGACTACCTCAGAGACACTATTTACGAAGGAAAGACACCACAGACTTGGGACGACATAGTAAAAATATTAAGGACCAACGGGTACTCTGATGATGAAATAGAAGACATTAAAAGTAGCGTCAAATGTCTTGTTGGAAATACAGTCACTTGTGCTGGATCTGACGAAAAATTTAGAGGGAGTATAGTTCTTCCGGGCATACTTGGTGATCTTGGTTACGACGGAAGCTGGTGGGACGTTAGACCTGATGCGGGTCAGCCGTGTACTGTATATGCAGAAAACGATAACCCGATGGCTGCACAAACGGCTGATCCTGACAATCCTTTAGGTGAGTATGACGCTGACGGTAACTGTACTCCTCTACCATCATACGACCAGCCCGGACAGCCCTGTAGAACTAATGAGGGCGAAGACGGAATAATATCTGACAGCGGTTTTTGTGAGGTTGACACCACAGAAGGCTCTCGTTGTTGGACAGGAAAAGATTACGGTAAAAGAGATGCTGAAGGCGACTGTGTTGAAATCGTAGACCCTCCAGACTGCACAGTTATTACTCAAGAAAACGCAGAAGAGTGTGAAACAGATTTAGACAACTTAGTTGAATGTGCTGATAATTTAGTTACTTTTGACGTAGCAAACCCAGACGATGAGAACGGTAACCCTGTACCTCCCACAACAGTAGAACGCCCTGTTTACGCGAGATCACAAGAAGACTGCGATAATAATACTAACACGCTGTTTAACTGTGGTGGAGGAATTTTTGCTAACAGTAGAGAAGAGTGTCAGGACTCTACGATAAGATCAAGAACAAGTGGGACAGGTGTACTAACCCGGATAATGCTGTTGAGTGCGTTGGTGAACTAGTAAGAACTATTCTTCCGGGACTTAGTGAGTCCTGTAAAGCATCGGGCGGTCCCGGAGAAGAGTGGTATAGGGACTGTGTAACCGTTGGTATGATTATACCCATCCCCGGCATAGATTTTCCTCTTCCGGGAGGCATGGGCGCAAACGCTACAATAGGTGAAATTGAAGACGCTCTTAAGGGCGCTGGTAAATCTTTTGAAGATTTTCTTGAAGATCCAATAGGAACAATACAGGGTGTGTTTGGTAACGTCTGGGACAAAATTAAGGACATCTGGAACTCAGCAGAAGACAAAACTTGGGGCAACTTAATAAAGATACTTACAGACGCTGGCTTTGGTGCTATCGTAGGAATCTTAGGCGACAAAATACTAGACGAGATTGTAGTAGACTCAGGCAACCCGTTTTTACCCTTTACACCCGTAAGTTGTGAACAGGCTGATTACTACGCAGCAAATGAAGAAGCCTGTTTTGAAGAAGGGTACGTAAACTGTGATGCTACAGTAGACCCCGAAACAGGCCAACAGTTAAGTGGTGGATACAAGCTGTTAAAAGACTGTGAAGGCGTAGTAGACCCTAGATGCGTAAGTGACGTTGCTAAGTACGAAGATGGTCGCTGTGTGTGTCCAGACGGATACGAAGTTGAAGGCGAAGAAGATCCTATTGATGGCTGTGGAGAAAGAATAGACCTCACAGAACCCTGTCCTGACTTTAACGGAGCAGAAGGACCAAGAGACGACGAAGGAAACTGCCTTGACTGCACTGATCCTGCTAATGCTTTAGTCTGTGGTTGGGTAGAGTGTGACGACGGTACGTTTGCTCCCACCAGAGACGAGTGCAAAGAGGTTACTCCACCGCCACCCGGAGACTTGTGCGGTGAAGGTACTGAGTTAAACGGACAACCACCTAAGTACGACTTTAACGACTTAGAGAAAAACGGAAGCTACACGTTTGGAGGCAATCAGTACACATACGATCCTTGTAATCCGTCTCAAGGGCCAACATTAGTAACTGATCCTAACGGCGGCGGCGACGGTGGCGGTGGTACAGATCCACTAGATTGTGCAGAGATAACAGACGACAACGCAACTTTATGTGGAAAAAAGAAGTGTCCTGATGGTACTTTTGTAGACGAAGGAGTAGCTTGCGGAGCGAACAACCCGTGTGACGATCCGGTGTATGCCTCAGAAAACGAGGACGAATGCGGCGGCGGCGGCGGCTTTGTTGTAGACTGTAATAAACCAAGACCCACAGGAACAGTTACTTTTGATTTAATAGATCAGCAACGTGCTTGGGATATTAAGTGTGGCGGTGGAGGCGGTGGTACTGAGGTTTGTGACAATGGAGCCACTGTTGAAAGTGGTTGTGAAACCTGTGAAGATGGAACACCAGTAGACAGCTACGAAGATGGTAAATGTATCCTCCTGTTGATCCTCCTGTTACTCCACCCGGAGGAAGCTCTGGAGGCGGTGGTGGCGGTGGTTTTACCGCAGAAGCGCCAGAAATTTCTATGGGAATAGAAGGTGATCCTGCGCTTTTAGCAGGTAGACAGTTTCCTATTACAGACTACTTAGCAGGACTCTTTACTGGCACTGGAGGCGGTAGAGCATGACATATTTAAACTTAGTAAACAACGTGCTGAGACGCTTACGTGAAGACGAAGTAGCTAGTGTTAATGATAATACCTACAGTAAAATGGTAGGTGACTTTGTTAACGACGCTAAGAAAATGGTAGAAGATGCTTGGGATTGGTCAGCACTTAGGACTACTCTTACGGTAACTACGTCTGCTGATATCTTTAACTACGTACTCACTGGGTCACAAAACAAGATAAAGGTACTAGACGTAATTAACGATACATCAAACCTCTTTATGCAGTACAACACGCAGCACTGGTTTAACGATAAGTACTTGAACCAATCACCGCCTAGTGGCCCACCTGAGTACTACACGTACAACGGAGTAGACGCTAGTGGTGATACTCAGGTAGACATTTATCCTAAGCCTGACGGCGTGTACAGCTTAAGATTCAACTGTACTCTCAGAAACCCTGAGTTAAGCTCTGACACAGATGAATTGCTTATACCTAGTCAACCTGTAATACACATGGCAGTGGCTCTGTTAGCTCGTGAGCGTGGCGAGACAGGCGGTACATCAGCACCTGAGTACTTTGGTATTGCTGATAAGTTTTTGTCTGACGCGATTGCTATGGACGCACAGAAGCACCCTGAAGAAACCATTTGGTACACTCCGTAGGAGCCTGACGTATGGCACAGCCACTACAAAGCATCAACTTAGTTGCTCCTGCGTTTAAAGGAGTCAACACAGAAGACTCTCCTATTGCACAGGATCCTTCTT